ACTCTCGGGTGAAAAATAACGAATATTCAAGTCCAGTGCGAAAAGTTCAACATCGATGAAGATGTCACCCTTGTTGGGTTTGTTGTTAATTGACGTCTTTTTCTTTTTTATGAGTGTATATCGTCTAGTTACGTATGGACCCTTGGTTTTAAAATTTATACCGAGGTATTTTGAAAGTTTCTTGTCGGCATTCATGACACGATTTTTGATTTGAGTGTTCAATCGTTTAGCGAGTTGCCCCAGTTTATCCCATAGTAACAATTTGACAGCTTGGAGCTTACCGAAATACTTTTCATTCATGGGAATGCGAGGTACAAACTTTGCATCTATATCACTCGTGACGATTCTGTCTTTAAAATCTACATACAGATTGAATGCCTCACCTCCACTTATCACGAGATCACCAGATGATGCCAAGAAACTTGTAAGTTCTCCTATAGTTTTCAGTATGATATCACGAATGGAATCGGTGACGAGAACATAAATCATCTTTTCAAAAGATTTATTCTTATGAACATCAACAAGACGTTTTCTGAATTTCCCAAGATCTCTCTGAAGATTTCGTTCGTAATATTTCTTCAGTTTTGGGTCCCGGAAAAATAAATTTTCTTCCCTGAATTTATTTATTATCGATTCAGAATATATTTGACCGTCCATTATAATATCAAGATATAATAATATGGTATGTCCTAATATTTTCGGTGACTGTAGATGCTACGCATATAAAGATGACATGAAACAATTTTGCGCCAAGAGACAAGGAGTCAATATTGTACCATGCAGTGCAGACTGCTGTGAAGGTGGGTGTGTCGATGATTTTTCTAGACCCCCATACAGATATGTTGATAGACCAAAGCCACCACGCTCTAACTACGAAACTAAACTTCCACTGTTTTATATTTGGTTGATTATTGTTTGGGGGTTTATAAGCTTAAAGATTACATTCCTAAAATAGATATAATGTCTCTTGAAAACATTCAGACCGAACTTACCGCTCTTCGCACCGATGTCAAGAATCTAGCTAAGCTTATTCGCAAGCTGAAAAATGCTCAGGATGATCCTGACGGTGAGAAGGCGAAGAAGCGCGCTGAGAACAATGGTTTTAACCGGAAGCAGGATGTCACACCTAAGTTGAGGGCTTTCCTCGGACTTCCCGACGGTGATCTCATCTCTCGTTCTGAGGTGACCAAGTTTATTAACAAGTACATCACGGAGAAGGGTCTCAAGCATCCCGAAAACGGTCGTCAGATTATCCTAGACGACACTCTCCGTGATCTCCTCGCCCCCCCTGCAGACGTTCAGGTTACTTACCTTAACCTCCAGAAGTACTTAAGCCCTCACTACATCAAGAAGGAGGCTTAAAAACAAAAAACATATTATAATAAAATATGGTAACGTTTGTTACTAAACCTATAATTGAACAACTGGTTGATACAAAAATCAAAAACCTTGATTTGTATCAAAAAGCATTCACGCATAAATCTGCTCTTAAGGAATATGAACAATTTACAGAATCATTTGAAACGCTCGAATTTATTGGTGACTCTGTTCTAGGGTTTGTCATCACTAAGTTTTTATTTGATCGTTTTGAAGAACGCCAAGAAGGGTTTCTAACTAAGGCTCGTACCAAACTTGTACGTGGAGAAACACTCGCAGGAATTGCCAAAAAAATGGAACTTGAGAAGTATGTTATTATGGATGAAAAGGGTATTCGGAATGGGTGGAATAGCAATACCAAAATTTTGGAAGATGTTTTCGAAGCCCTAATCGGTGCTATTTATATGGATATTGGACTTCTTCATACCAAAGAGTTCATTTTGAGAATCTATCAAGATCCAAAGATGGTCGATATGAATTCTATTATGGTGGATGATAACTACAAGGATCACTTAATGCGTCACTGTCAAGTTAATGGTTGGGCACTCCCAGATTATCGTGTATCTGGGCATCATGAGGGTTTGTTCTACATAGATATCTATATCGAAAATATGTTCCGTGCTAGAGGTGTAGCAAAAAGTAAGAAGCAGGCAGAACAAAATGCCGCCCAGATGTACTTTCAAGTCTTAGACGAACTTAAAAAATATAACTTTACATAATTTAATATGCATCCAAATGTTAAAATTGCAATTGAACGTGAATATGCGGCACAGAAGAGTGAGGCTTGGCTCGCCCTTCGTGGTAATATGCTAACTGCTTCAGATGCTGCCACAGCTATTGGTGTAAATAAGTATGACACACCCGAAGATCTTCTACTCAAGAAGTGTGGTCTAGGTGAAAAATTCACTGGCAATGCAGCCACCCGTCACGGTGAGAAATTTGAAGATGAGGCTCGTATTCTCTACGAGGAGAGACATAACGAAGTGGTTCACGAGCTTGGTCTTTGTCCGCATCCCGAACACTCATGGCTCGGTGGGAGTCCAGACGGTGTATCCGAATCTGGCAAGCTTGTTGAGATTAAATGTCCTCCACAAAGGGCTATCATTCCCGGGGTGGTTCCAGAGCACTATATGCCACAGCTTCAACTCTGTATGGAAATCTTAGACCTGGAAGAAGCTGACTTCATCCAGTACAAGCCCGCAGAGACAAATTGGCCTAAACCAGAAGAATTTGATGTTACGAACGTAAAGAGGGATCGTGAATGGTGGAAGACCTATCTCCCAGTCATGAGGGAATTTTGGGATAAAGTTCTCTATTTTAGAGAACACCTCGATGAACTTCCAAAACCCAAAGAGAAGAAGACGCGTAAAAAGAAAGAGCTACCACCACCTGTATGTGAGATCGAAACACTCCCCGAAGAAGATCCTTATGATGAATAAAATGCCACCTAAGTTGAAGAAGACTCGAAAGAAAAAGGAACCTGAACCAGTCATTTGTGAAGTCTCTCAGCTTTCAGATGAAGATCCCTACAACGATTGATGACATTCTCTTCCCCTATCAGAAGGAGGGTGTTGAATGGATGCTTGGAATGGAAAATCAAGAATCGGGACCCAAAGGGGGGTTCCTATGTGACGAAATGGGTCTGGGTAAGACCATACAGCTTATTTATACGATGCTCACGAACCCGACGCCTCGTACGCTTATTATCGTACCCAAATCGATTATCACACAGTGGCATGAAGAGATTATAAAATTTGCACCCGAACTCAGTGTCAATGTATTTGATGGACCTGATCGCAAACTTGATCAAACCTCGAGTGTTACTATTGCACCCTACAGTATCATGACTTCTAATGATACACCACTTCACCACACATTTTGGAACCGTGTTATATTGGACGAGGCACATGAAATTCGAAATAAACGTTCAAAAATGTTCAAAAGTGTAAATCACTTACAAACAGAAATCCGTTGGCTTGTGACTGGTACTCCAGTTTTTAATTCCATGGAGGACTTTGTAACTCTTTGTGTATTTTTAGGTTTATCCAAGAATGTGGTGCAAGGAATGACCACAAAGATCAAAGACATCTATATTCTTCGACGAACCAAAGAAGATCGTCTCAAACTCCCACCGTGCCACTTTGAGAATGTGGAACTGGATATGTACCCAGAAGAAAAGGCTTTGTATGAGTGTGTATTTTTGGAGGCACAGGATACTATTCGTGAAGCATTCAGAAATGCACAAAGTCTTAATGCAAAAAATATGGTTATTTTGGAATGTCTTTTGAGGGCCCGACAGTGTATGATATGGCCACAGATGTATCTAGATGGTATTGCAAAGCAGAATGAGACCAATCCCGAGAAGTGGGTGGGTGAATCCAAAAAGATGGAAACTCTCTTCAGTATGATCGATGAACACCCAACAGAAAAGACTTTGATTTTCTCACAGTTCAAAGGTGAGATGAATCACATTCAGTCTCAACTTCAAAACAAATACCCGGTGTTTAGAATCGATGGTTCAGTTCCTAAGGAGGAGAGAAATAAACAAATTCAAACTTTCAAAAAAACTGATTCGGGTGCTATTTTCATCATTCAAATAAAGACTGGTGGTCAGGGTCTAAACCTTCAAGAGGCTACTCGTGTATATATAACAGCACCAGCTTGGAATCCTGCCACTGAGTTACAGGCGGTTGGTCGGAGTCATAGATCTGGACAGAAGCATACAGTGTATGTAAAAAAATTGGTATATAAAGAATGCCCACGGTTCGTGAGTGTGGAAGAAGAAATGATGGCTCTTCAGGGTCACAAATCAATTGTATGTTCAAAAGTACTAAATGACGAACGTATCGAAAAACAGATACCTGTGACCAGGACAACTGAAAAAATATCAATTCTTGACATTAAGAAAATTTTCCGCGCTTAATATAAATGACTGTTGGTTCTCGCGCCGAAGTATTCCACGGAACTGCTAATAAGACCTCAGGTGGTCTCGAAAAGAAGGATCTCAAAATGAAAGATGGCCGCATTATTTCCAAGGCTGCGAGTAAGGCTTCCAAAAAGTCTCTTAAGAAGAACCCAAAGTTTGCGGCGTTCATTGACGCTGCGAAGAATAAAACTGACGACAAGGGTTGCTTCTGCCTTGTCCCCAAGGAGGGTACCAAGGCTTACAAAAAAATAATCAAGAATAGTAAGTAAGGATGACCCTCTCTAAGTGGAACGAGTCTGTGAAAGTGGCTAAGATTAAACTAGGTCTGGACCCAAAGAAGTTTATCAGGGTACAAGGTAAACTTCTGAAGGAGGCTCAGGCTATATATAGTGTTTTAATTTTAAATGATAAATTGAAATCCTTTTAGATTTTGTGGCTCATAGACAATAAGTTGATGAAGCTTCCAAGTACAACCGAACTTTCTGTTCAAGAAATATACACTATTGAGTTCTACAATAGCGTGACCACTATTTCTTGCATAGAGACCATTCGTTGCTACATCATGTAGTGGGTTCTTATCCGTATCGAATACATTTGCCTTAATTCGATCATCAATTGTAGTATCAACCTTAATTCGCATTTTTGGTTCTCTACCCATAGCCTCCTTGATGTTAGAATTAAACATCGGTATGAGGTCTTCCTTGGACATACGAGTTCCGAATATAACTTCACTTTGTTCAACGACGGAATTTATTATAGTGTCTTCAAGAAGACGGATATACCCATAGAACTTTTTCATATAACTATCCTCCTCATCGTACCCCTTCACAGCAAAATCGATATTGTATTTTGTAGGTCCAACCTCTGGTGTAAAACCACTTACACCGAATGGCATATACATTCGTGGAAGTTGGACACGAAGTGGGGTACCTTGTTTAGTGGAGATGACAATTTTTCGATTGTTATATTCATTGATTTGAATATTTTCAATAACTTTGTCCATATCTTCTGATTGGATATCACCTTAAAACTTTAAGCTGAACAAGCCACACAATCGGGTTCTAAACTAAATTGGATTGG